CCAGCCGTCAAACAGCGGCAATACCGCGTTGTCCGCGTTGAAAAACGCTTTCAGCCTGTCGTCCAGGATCGTTTTCACCTGCTCCTGGAATTCCGACCCGCCCGCGCCCAGCGTCGAGAAAGCCATGGTCCCCCGGATCCCCTGCGATTTCTGGTACGCCCGCATCCCGCTTTCGATCAGTTTGACATAGCTGTTGTACAGCCCGTCAATGATCCGCCGCATGTTAGGCTGGTTCAGCCGGAAGTACAGCACCTCCGACATGGCGAAGGACCTGTCGAAGGTGAGGTTCCCCACCGTGACCTGCGTGAATATGTCGTCGTACAGCGCGTACTCTTTCCGCAGAAATGAGTCCGCCACCAGAAGCTGCCCGCTCGCCTCCACGATCAGGCACTCGTTGTTCCGGTACAGGGCATGGATCCATTTGTGGATGAACGCGCTGGAGTTCTGGTTCACGTTCGGCTCCACGTTGAACAGGTAATACTCTTTCCCTTTCGTCGCCTTCCTGCCCTGGAACGTCTGAAACTCGCACTTGCTCACCGCGTTGGCGATCAGCCGCACCGCTGTCTCGAACGCCAGCTCCCGGATATGGCAGCTCCCCATGGCCGCGATCACGTCCGGGTCGCTGAATATGTTCACGTTCACCGGCACGGGCTTCCCGTACCCGATCTTTTCACGGAGTATTGACCAAAGGCCCAACAGGCCCGCCCCCTCTCAAAACGCCCATACCCGCAGCGCCGACAGCGTCGCCGGGTCCAGCTGCCCCCTCAGGTCCGTCTCGCACGTCATCGCCGCCACCAGCGCCATGAACGGATCGTTCTTCCGGCTCCGGCCCTCGACCTTGCCGTAGGTGAAGTTCCCTTTTCGCTTGTCGTTCTCTGTCTGCAAAATCGACGTGTTGTTGATCGCCCAGCGCATCAGCGGGTTGTCGCCGTACGCGAACGCGTGTTTCGCGAACTTCTGCTCAATCACCGGCGTCACGATCCCGATGTCCGACGGCCGGACCAGCTTCACCCGCCCGCCCTTTTCCGCGCGGAACCCGATCTCCTCCAGGGCGCGCTTCATCAGGGCGAACCGGTAGTTGTCAACGGCCAGCATGGACAGGTTGTAGCGCTTCCCCTGCTCCGCCACCCACGCCGTGATCAGCGCCGGCGCGATCTCCACATCGTCCACCAGCGTGAGATACCCCGCAGACGCCCATTCCCGCCACGGGCACTTCATCCGCTCAATGTCCGCCGACCGCAGGCACAGCCATGAATGCGTGATCCAGTAGTACGTCCCGTTCACCGGGATCAGCACCCCCGCGCTGGCAAAGTCCGTCACCTTCGCGTAGTCGATCCCCACGATCCCCGTCCGCCCGTTCAGGTCCGGCACCGGCCTGCTGCACGCCAGGATGTTCGACCAGTCCGTCACCGCGATCTCGCGGTTTGATTCCGGCAGGTTCATGCGTTTTGTCATGAACCCCACCCGTGTGCTGAGGCTTATCGATATCTGGCTGTACTCCAGCCGCATCTGCGCCAGCAGCGAAGGCATGTACCGCAGGCTCGGGTTCGCCTTGTGCCACATCGCCTCGTCACCCGCCTCTTCCTTCCGGTCCAGTCGGCAGATGAACGGCAGCAGCCCCATGTCGTCCGCGCCCCGCTCCAGGATATCCTCCGCACGCCGCTTCAGGTCGTCCAGCACCCCGTCCCGCACATGCCCGTCCGTGGTGGCGTAGGTGATGCGCGGGTGCGGCTTCTTCCCAAGCCCACCCATGAACACCTCGATGTTGTCGTAGCTGTCATACTCGTGCACCTCGTCAAAATCCACCTTGCCGGGCCGCAGACCGTCTTTTCCCCGCGCGTTGTTGGTCCGGTACCGCAGCGCGCTCCCGGTCTTCCTGTTCCGGATCTCCGTCATGTTCCAGTCGAACGCAGCCGATAGCGCCCGGTTCCCCGGCGCCTCCAGGATCTCGTACAGGTCCTTGAACGTCCGTTTCGCCTGCTCCTCGTTCGTCGCGCACAGGTCGATGTCATAGTGCTTCACCCCGTGCGTCGGCGACATCAGGCAGAAATCCTCAAACGCCATGTACCCGTTCTTCCCCGCCCCGCGCCCTACCAGCAACAGCAGGTGCGGCCATCGCGGCAGCCCGTCCGCACGGAACACGCAGCAGTGCAGCGCGAACACGAACACCTCCCACGGGAACAGCCGGAACGGGAAATATTTCTGGTACGACAGGTATTTGTCCAGCTTCTCCGCGTCCAGCGTAAGACGCTCCCGGTCGAAACATTTCCGCACATGGGCGCACAACAGGTGCTGCTCCTTGCAGGCCACGATCCCGCCGCTCTCCACCAGGCCCAGGTACTCCGTGACGCGCGGGTCAGATATCGCCATCTCCAACAACAACCTTGTTTACAGTCAAATCCAAATCTTTCAGGATTTGCAGCATCTGCCGGTGCACCCCCAGCATCTCCTTCGTGGACGGATTGTTCTTCCACATCGGTACCCCAGACGACGACCTGTCCTGGTATGTTGTGCCACGTCTTTTTATATCGGCTATCAGGAACTCTTTCACAGCCCACAGGTGCATATAGTCGTCCACCAGGTCGATATAGTGCGGTTTGTCCGCCTCACGGTTTCGCAGCTGCTCCAGCAGCGCCTCGCGGATCCTATCCTTCCGTACCTCGCGAGCCTCTTCGCTCTCTTGTCCCAGCACAACTATCACCACCTTTGGGCCTTTTTTCTCGGGCGCGCGCGCGAAGCTGTTTTGTCGACCCCCTTCGCCGTTCCATCGGCCCGCGCGCGCCCGCGTTTTTTGGACGGGGGGGGTGCCGCGTGGGACGGCCCGGACTATCTGAAAGAATCTAGTCCTTCACCATCTCTCCGGCGTGACCGGCTCCTTCTGCAGGCCGCCCTGCCTGTACCCGTGCTCCCGTTCGTGGCAGGCGTAGCAGAGCGATATAAGGTTGCGCTGCTTCCTGCCGTGCTTGTCCTCGTACCAGACCTCAAGGGCCAGGTCCGGCCTCGCCTTGAGCTGGTTGACATGGTGCACATATGTCGCTCTGGTGTGCCGCCCTCGCTTCGCGCAGCCCTGGCACTCGTGATGATCCAGGCGCAGCACTTCGCGCCGCACATTCCGCCACGCAGTTGTCCGGTAGAACGGCAGCATGTCGCCCGTTGTGAGGCAGTCGTTGAGCTTTGTCCTGGCTGCCGCTTCGCTCATGATCTCACTCCTGGGCATGTAGAAAGCAGGCCCTCCTTCTCGGATCGCCTGCTTTTCTGAGATACCTTCAACTGTGCTAGCCTACCGCTTAGTCCTCGTCCTGTTTCTTTACTGCAAGCCGAATTGTTAGCGTTTTCGCTTTTTCGTCAACCGTCTTTTCGAGCTCCAGGCACTTCCCGTCTTCCGTTACAAATCCGGCTCTTCTTGCTTCCGCACTCCCAATCAGTGCCATGTACGCCGTTACATGTCCATGTCCGCCTTTTCGTGGATGCAGCTTCATTTACGCTTCACATCCTTGTACAATTTCCATGCCAGCCACACAATGGCCGTTGAAAGAACAACCTGCAGCGCTGACAACCCGATCTGAACTAACTCAAGCATGCGTCTTGCGGAAACGGGCGTTGTGTGTTATGATCAGGTGGAGAAGAGGGGCCGAAGCCCCTCCCTCATCTCCCTAGCCTTTCCACGATGGTAGCTGCTAGACTAATCATCGCGGTCAGGAGATTGATGAGCGCCGTGAGGAGTAGGAGTTGCGATCTCCGCTCTTCCCGGCGTTTCTCCATCCTGCCCATTTCCTTCACCTCCTTTCGAGACTATTATATCATAGCGTGCATGCTATGTCAATAGTTTTAGAAAGAAAATGTTGGAAAATCCGTAAAAATGACACGGGTTCTCGCGAACCAGCGTCACATGAAAATCCTCTTGATTTTTTTGCCCGGTATGGTATAATGGGAGTCACAGAGGGAATGATGCTTCCAGCTGGAAACACCCACCCCGTGCGGTCTCCCAAAAACCGCCGTAGGTTACGACTACGGCGGTTTACTTATCTCTTGGTGTTGGCTCGAAAGGCCGCAATCAAAAGGCCGATAACCGTGAACACAATCATGAGCAACTCATAATCTTTCACGACATCACCCCCGTAAGTCCATTGTCACGGGGGAAGTATACCCAGCCGAAGGTTCCCTCTGCTTATGTGACAGTATACGCGATTACTCTACAAATAGCAACTTATACCAGGGTAAACTTTTGCCATGCACCCCATACGCCGCCGGCCTGCCGCCTGAAAAACAACCCGGAATCGCTGTCCAATAGCTGGTGGCAATAGTTCACGTCGTTGTTGTACCGCATGACGATTACACAGACCCATGCCCCTACGCCGGCAGGCAAAGTTCCGGTCGGGTTGTTCCAGGTATGGAACCCGACGGTTGTCATGTTGTTGATGTTTGTCCCCGCAGCCTGGATAACCATGGCTTGCGGCATTCTCGCAGCGATCGCCTTTGTCGCGGCGTCCTGTGACATGACCGACGTCGTACTCGTCCCGGTTCCCTGAACGACGGTCGTCGCCGCGCCCGCCGCGCCCGCATCGCCTTTATCGCCCTTGTCGCCCTTATCGCCTTTCGGCCCTTGCTGGCCGGCGGGCCCTTGCATGCCGGGTTCGCCCTGGATTCCCTGCGGCCCATCCGCGCCTTGCGGACCGGCAGGTCCGAAAACGCCCTGCAATCCCTGCGGCCCTACCGGCCCCTGCGCACCGGCAGGACCGTCCGCGCCGGCCACACCAGCGGGTCCCTGCTCGCCCTGTACGCCCTGAATGCCCTGAGACCCTTGTGGGCCAGTATCGCCCTTTTGTCCCTGTGGGCCTTCGCCGCCTGCCGGACCTGTCGGCCCCTGCGCCCCCTGCGGGCCTTGCGGCCCCTGCTGCACCCATAAACCCCAGTCCTCAGCGTCAGGCCCCGGCTGTTCCGTTGTCGTGGCGACGGTGCAGACATAGCTGTGGCCGTCATCGGGCGCAATCGCGCAATCGTTCTGCTCGTACACTGTACCCAGTACCCAATTCCCCCGGTAGTTTATATTGGCTATGGCGGCCTCGCCGGGCAGCCCCTGCGGTCCCTGCTGACCCTGCGGGCCCGATTCGCCCATGGGCCCCTGGACGCCTTGGTCGCCGGTGTCGCCCTTCAGCCCTTGCGGTCCCTGCGGGCCTTGCGCTCCCTGCTCGCCTTGAACGCCCTGCGGCCCCGTCGCACCGGTAGCGCCCGCGTCGCCTTTCGCGCCCGCCGGGCCTTGCGGGCCTGGCTGTCCCTGCTCGCCGGCAGGACCCGTATTCCCGGCAGGGCCTTGCGGCCCGGCAGGACCTTGCGCGCCTTGCTGGCCGTCCGCCCCCGGATCGCCTTTAGGACCCGGATCGCCCTTCTCGCCCCTTTCGCCCTGTACGCCCTGCGGGCCTGACTCACCTTCGTCACCCCTGAACGCCGCCGCGCCAAGGGCCCACGCGCCGCCGCCGTACGTGTACGCCACCACGGGATTCCCCACACCGCAGGATGTCCCGCTAACCAATTCGTCGGGATTGGCCACGTAATACGCGTTTCTGTCGGCAACGGTGGAAAACCATTTTGTGATCCCGCCGGATCCGCCGCCAGGATTGCCAAGAATCTTAAATCCCATTTTACGGCCCTCGCTCTATTGGTTTACCACGACGGTAGCGCCTTTTTCCGCGACAATATACACCGTTGGCTTGGATAATCGGCCGGCTAGCGGATTGAATTCGTATGCGATATTGGCACGGATCGGCGTTGAATCCTCGCCCCCGATTTCGGCCTCGTCGTCCAGTTTCATCCAGACAGTCCCCGGCCCGTAGTTAAGCAGGCTCAGGCTATGGGCGCTCTCAAACGTAATCAGCACACTCTCGTTCGCCGCCAGGTTGATAGTGTTCTGACGCTTTCCCTGGATTGTCCGGTCTACCATATCACACCGCACCGCCTTTCCGCAAAAAGAAAACAGGCCGTCCCTGACAGCCTGCCGATCCATATTCAGGTTAATCGGGAAAATCGGGAAAGTCAAGCGTTCTTCAGAAATTTGTTTACCCTTTTCTTTAAAGCGTCCACCGACAACCTACGTTCCCCCAGCGCCCTCCGCACGCTCGGCCAGCTCAACCCTTCAAGATACTTCCAACGCAGCAGCGCCCCCATATACTCATCCGCAACCCCGGCGACGAACGCTTCTGTCCGCGCACACTCCGCGCCAAGTACCCGCACCCGCTGCCGAAGCCACCGCGCCCGGACAACATCCTGTCCACGCATCGTTATCCTGCGCTTCGCATACGGTCGCTCAGCCATGGATCCGGACACCGTATCCGCCGTCGTTAAATCCCCGTCAAGCTCGGCTCTGTATATCTCGATCAACTGTTTACGCTTGCGGTACATCTCCAGGTCGATTTTGATCACGCTCACGCCCCTCCCTTGCCAACCGCCAGCCCGCCATGCTATAATCGCGTTGCTATCGTGATCATGGGTTGGGCGGCGCTCCGAGAGGGGCGCTGTTCTATTACCGAATCATAGCAATAGCCGCTTTCTGCATTTCCTCCCCGACATCCGCCAGCGTTTCCGGCAGCAATCCTGTCAACGGCGCTGTGATTTTAACTGTAAAATACTTCCCGTCAAATACATAGTCAGCGTATTTTCCCTTGGCGTCCGCAGCGTAACGCACCGCTATTTTTAAGGTCCCGTCTTCTTTCCTGACTTCCACTTCCGGCGCGCTTTCCGGTGCTGCCGATACGATTGAACTCTCTGGAACCACCGGCGCCTTTTCCAATTGTGGTTTCACCAACTGCGGGGGGCTTGTCTTTTCCCGGTCTCCCGGAAGCGGAGGCCCTCCCAGCAACTCACGCCCGGACATCCCGAGAAGCGATGAAATTCTGGGGATCAAGCATCTGGGCGGCATTCGTTTGCCGCAGCGCCAATTACTGACCGATGTAACATCCACCCCGACAGACCAACTCATCTGCGTGCTTGTAATTTTTTTCTCCCGCATTTTTTCGCGAACGTTTTTATAGAACCATCCTTGCTCATCGTCTGTATACTTTTGCGCCTTTGAATGGTTTTTCATTTGCGTCATCATATCGCGTGCGTCTTTGTATCCAAGCTTGCTTACGGTATCCATAACTCCCGCGCCGCTATATAGCATTTTTTCCGCATCGGCTACTCGCTGTTCCGCTTGTGAAAGTTCACGATTCGCCCGCTCCTCGCCGGATAGAAAAGCCACTTCCAGCTTGAGCACATTCGCCAGCCTGCGCAGCATCATGTCGTTTGGGTATGCGTTGCCGAATTTCCAGCGCCGGACCAGCGCCGGTTCCACGTTCATCCGGCGCGCGACCTCTTGCTCTGACATCCTGGCTTCCTGCATCCGGCGCGTCAAGCGTACAGAAAACGTTTTGTTTCTCTCGCTTATACTTTCAACCGCCATAACCATCTACCTCCGCCCCTCCCACTCCCCGCACGAATCCTCATACCCCGTAAAATCTGCGCGGTATTCGCTGTCCCCATTGACGCATACCCAGTCCATGCCCTCCCACTTGTGCCACCGGCAGGTCCCGCATACTTTTTCCATCCGCTATGCCCCCTTTACGTCATGTTCTAGCAAACTGGTCTGTTCCGTAGCGATTGACCATTCCGCCTTGCGCAATTCGTCCAACGCCCACCCATGCGGCATTTGCGCGTCATACACGATGATCACCCATCCCCTCTTGATCGTAACAGGGTACCGGATCCGTATCGAACCTTCATCCTCCAGCCGCTTGTAGGCCAGCATGGCGGCATAGCGCACCTTCCGCAGCGGCCACAGGTCCCGGCAAGGTATCCAGTGATCCGACAACCGAAACCCATCTGGAAGTGTCATGTGCCGCCTCCCTCGATCTCCGTTACCGACACATAAATCCCCGGCAGGTCCGCCCAGAACTTCTCAACGAACTCCGACGCCACCAACGCGTCGTCCTTCCAGAAGCCCAGGGTGGTCATGACATCCTTGAGCAGTTTTTGCAGGTTGTCGGCGTCCGGCCGCGTGGTCTTGTACTGGCCGTCGCGCTTGCCCGTCGTGCGGGGGAAGCACCACCGAACCACCAGCCGCACGGGGCCCGTGTACGGTTCCTCGGGCGCGTACCGAGCCAGGTGCGCGGCAAGCTTCGACCGGGCGGCCTTCAGCGCAGGCGGCTCGTAGAACACCGGCTTGCCGCTCACCACCCGGACGGCCTTCTCCTGGTGAGTGACGGTGGGCACCTTTGCCATCGGGACGAAAAACTCAATACGGTTTACCATACTAAAGCGCCCTCCCTCCATCGTTCCTTCTCTCCCCCCTCGCCGGGGTGGTCTCTCCTCCTCCCCTTTTCCCCCCACCCCCCTATGTATATGTATGTATATACATAGGGGGTGTGGGGGGGAAGGGGAGAGGGGGAGACACCCCCCGTACGCCTAGCAAAAAAGGTGGGGTGGGGAATGCAAGGTGGTAATCCCCACCTCACCAAAACTTAGTGGGGCATGGTGGGGTGGGAATTCTGAAGAAGACTCCCTTACCCCACCCAAACATAGTGGGGTAAGGTGGGGTAAGGATAGCTGTTGATTTTCCTTCACCCCACCCATGACTGGGTGGTATAGGTAGGGGTGGGTACGGTTAGTCATCTTCATACATGATGTACTCCCCATCGATTTTTTTCACTTTGAAATAGGCTTCATCATATTCCTTCCATTTTTCGCGCCATTTGGACAGGATGCCCGTGTTCACTTTTTCACCCTCAAACTCACCGATTTTCGCGGCAATATTGATTGGCGTGCAGGGTGTTCCCTCCCCGGTAAGCTCGTCTATGGCCCACCTGACCGCGGTTAATTTCAACTGACGGGCAAACGCGTGTTTGTCCGACTGCATTTGCGCGCCCTCTTTCCGCCTCTCCTGCAATGCCACGGCATCATGTGTTTGTGCCTCTTTCAGCTTCCCGCCTACGTCAAGCTGGTGCACAGGGTACTCAAACCACAAATTCACAGGCTCAAAATTCGGGAACTCCCGCATGGTTCCCTCGATCCGCCAGGCGGTCCGCTGGCCATCTTCCTCCGTTTTCAGCTCGATCAGGTCCAGCAGCGCGTCCGGGTCCCTGGCGAACACCCCCGACCCCGAAGCCCTGTCAGCGCTCTTTTTTTGCCCCTGCGCCCCCTTGCTATGGTGGTGGCAGTAGATTACGGCCGCCCCCAGGTCCGTGCATACGCGGTCAAACTGGTTGCAAAAATGGGCCATTTGGTCCGCGCTGTTCTCATCGCCGGTGATCACCTTATAGATCGGGTCGATGATGATAGCGATATAGTTTTTCTTCGCCGAGCGCCGGATCAGCTTGGGCGCCAGCTTGTCCATGGGGATAGCCTTACCCCGCAGGTTCCAGATGTCGATGTTCCGCAGATTGAGGGGCCGCCACCCCAGGGCCTCGTACACGTCCCGGAACCTGTGCAAGCAACTGGCCCGGTCCAACTCCAGGTTAACATACAGCACCCGCCCCTGCGCACACTGCCAGCCCAGCCACATTTTACCCTCAGCGACAGCGCAGCTTAACGTAATGAGCATATAGGACTTACCACTCTTTGAAGGGCCTGCCAGCAGCATCTTATGCCCCTGCCGCAGCACTCCGTGGATCAAAGGCGGCGACAACTCCGGGAGGTTGTCCCATGCCGCCGCCATGTTCTCCGGCTCCGGCAGGTCGTCATTGATGCCCTCGATCCACTCTTGCCATTCCTTCCAGGATTCCTTGCCGATGTTCATATCTACCAGGAACTGCTTCTGTCCGTTCCGCATGATCCCCGGCATCCGGGACAGCCTAGACGGGTTCTTGTTCTGTTTGTCCAACTTAAAGCCGTTTTTCTGGCACACACTGTAAAGGTACTCAACGCGCTTACGGTACTCGTCATAATCCGCCGCGTCAATGCGCACAATGGCGTGCAGGCTCTTGGCGCCGCTGTGAACCAGACACGCCACCGGGAGTTCAAGCTCGCGTATGATGGCGTTCTGTTGGTCAATGGGCATGTCATCGGACTCCACCAAGGCATACCGGTACTCGGTGACGTTTTCGTTCTTGCACCCCTTGCCGTCGAGCGGGTTGAACCGGATCCACGCGCCCGCTTCCGGTTTGCAGTCACCTAAGACGCTCCCGATGTCGCCTTTGCACTTGTTCAGCCGTTCGATCAACTCCCCGGCCGTGCGGTCCCAGCAGCCCTTTTGTGGCAGATACCGACCATCTTTCTCCCAGGAGTCCGTCACATACCCGACGTTCTCCCCGGCCTCAAAAAGCGTCTCCAAGTACCGTACAAGGTGTTCTACGGGGTTCCAGCCGTCAGGTTCTTCCACCTCGCGGGCCTCTACCCAGCCCTCGCGCACAACTACCAGATCCTCTCTGCCGCCGATCACGGCGTCCCAAGCAAGCTCATGGTCTACCCTTCGCGGCGGGGTCCAGCCCTGGCTCATGGCAAGCTGCACGATGGTACCGCCTTTGACCGGATTCTGTGCGCCCCGGAACCCATCCCATTTGCGAAAACATTCACCGGCGCGAAACCGACCGACGTCCCGTTTGCTCCACTCTTCCCACGCGGATGCGGTATACCCCTCTTCGCGCAGCGCCATGCCGACAGATAGCCACTCCTGATAATCCAGTTGCACAGGATCCACATGATCCAGTATCTCCAACAGGTTGCTGTTATGTTCTACCATGATGAAACCTCATTATGTTGCGGCATGTAAAAAGTTGGGTCAATGTCGTAGGGCAGCCGCCAGTGGTTGGCCGCAAGTCGGCTGATCAGCTTGCTGGCTTCGTCAAACTGCCATGTCCCCACATGGGCAAAACCATACCCTTCCAGGCACCGGATCTGCTTGGGTGTGGCCAGACCCTCTGCCCGCCGCTTGCTGAGGCGG